ATTAGTTCATATGTAGTGACACCAAGTGGTTTCCCACCATTAACCTCAAGTGTCTTAAGTGTCGCTGATGGATCTTGTGTAATTCAATTATCTGCTGTCCCAACTTCCCCAGACTATAAAGTTGTTTGGAAAGTTGAGGTTATTGGTGATCTTGTATTTGATATCCCAATTGGCTCAGACACAATAACAATCGTAGATTCAAGAATTCTTTCAACCTCTATTCCAATGGTTGAGATTTATAATACAACAGAGGAAGTAAACATTCTCGTTGATGGTATCGTAAGTATTAATAACGGTAATTTCGTTGTTAAACTATCATCCCCACCTAGTATTGATGGATATAAGTTAGTATGGAACATAGTGGAGGCATAATATGACCGAAGTTGATGACAGCCTTAAAAATGTCCTTGATATTAAAGACGAATTAAGTAGCCTTAATAAAGATGATAAACCTTCTGTTGACGAAGAGAAGTTTAAAGAGAAACTTGAAAATATTCAAAAAATGAAGGACCAGATTGAAGCTAGAAGGAAGTCTGGGGATGAGGATTATGTTAAACAAGCTTTAAGAGAGGTTATGGAGATAGGTTTACAGACCAGTAGAACTCTCCAAACCGAAGTTGAAGCCCATGCAGAGGGTAGAGCCGTTGAATGCCTTGCAGCGGCTTTAAATGCCGTTACAACTGCTGCTAAGGAACTTCAAGAGGTAGAGGTAAAGAAGGAGAAGAATCTTATTGCTAGAGAGGGTAATGAGATTAAAAAGGCACTTGTAAATGCCAATAGTGGCGGTCAAGCTAAATTAACTCAAAATAATAACTTCTTCGGGACACCTGGGGAAATTCTTGAGATGATGAAGAAGGTTCAAGGCGACAAGACCAAGACAATTGATGCGGATAAAGTCTAATGCCTATTAATTTTACTCAAAAGGGTACTAAAAGACCCGATACGAAAATTGAATACACCCCAGAGATGCTTCAAGAGTATATTAAATGCTCTCAAGACCCTATCTATTTCGCTGAGAAATACTACCACATAGTATCAACTCATAATAGTAAGGGCAAGCAATTGATGCAACTTTACGACTTTCAGAAGAATATAGTTAAGTCATTTGTTAAGAATCGTCATAATATCCTTTGTGCTGCTCGTCAGGTTGGTAAGTCAACCATTTCATGTATGTTCATTCTTTGGATTACTTTTTTCACAAAAGATTATACTGTTGCTGTTCTTGCTAACAAACAAAGGGCTGCCACTGAATTGATGGATGATATTAAGAATGCATATTATGAAATGCCAGATTGGTTAAAACCAGGACAGAAAGAATGGAACGAACTTAATATTGAGTTTGATAATGGTTCCAAGATTCTTGCTGCTGCTACTTCAAAAGATGCTATTCGTGGTCAATCTATTAACTTACTTTATGTGGATGAGTTCGCTCACTTGCCTGCAAATATCGCAGACGAATTCTGGACCGCTATCCTCCCAACCATTGGTGGTGATTCTGGTAGAGTTATTATCGTTTCTACACCAAACGGTGCCGCTGGCCTTTACTATGACTTATGGAGGAAAGCAACATTAGACCTTGAAGGAAATAGTTTCGTTCCACACAAGGCTGGTTGGAATGCTGTGCCTGGAAGAAGCGAAGAGTGGAAGCAAAACATTATTTCGGCCTTTGGTGATGGTGGTAAGATAAAGTTTGCTCAAGAATATGATTTAAACTTTACTGGTTCTTCGCATACTCTCATTGAGGGTGATAAGTTAATGAATATGCGAGGTATTGATCCTATTCTAAAACCAGAACCAGGATACCATATCTGGAAGCGACCACAAAGAAATAGACTATATATGATAGGTGGTGATGTAGCTAAAGGTGCAAACTCGGACTTCTCTGTTGCAAACATCTTTGATGTGACAGATTGGCATATCAACGGGAAATACGAACAAGTTGCTATGTTTAGAAAGAATGACATTCCTCTTTTTGATTTCGTTTTAAAACTAGTTTGGTTAACTAAGCAATGGTATAACCCAGTTGTAGTTATTGAAAACAATCAAATAGGTGCCGTTGTTGCAGATGCCTTATTCCAAGAACATGAATATGAAAATACCTATTTTGATTATGAAAAGCAAGAATATGGGGTTAATGCTAATGTTAAAACAAAGCCTCTAGCTTGTACCTATATGAAGGAAGATTTAGAGAACAATTTATTAATCATTAACTCCAATGCCGAAGTTGCTGAGTTGGGTTACTTTGAAGAAGTCCGTCCAGGGGTCTTTAAGGCTAGAAGCGGAAACAACTATTTTGACGATACCGTTTCTTCAACATATTGGGTTTCATATGCTCTTCGTTCAAAGTTCTGGGAAGATCATATATTCTATTTAAAAAAAGACGGAATCTTGGGTAGCACACAGAAGCCAATCACTAATATTAATAATGATAAAACAGAACAATCCGAAGATGAACAAATCGCCTCCACCTTTATGAAGTCTTTTTTTGGCAACAATTCATCAAATGACTTTCAAAGTGAACTAAGTAAATTTTAGGTTTATATAAATAAGATAGAAAAGTATGATAAAATATAAAAATTTATAATTATGGAGTTGCCATTATAAATACTTCACAGATATAAAGGAGCTTTTATATGGCACAACTCTCACCAGGCGTAGAAATTATTGAACGCGATTTCACCGTAAGAATCCCAACCGTTACATCAAGTGTCGGTGCAATAGTCATAGCTGCCGAAAAAGGAGCTATCAATAAACCAATTTTAATCAATGATGAAAAGACATTTGTTGAAACTTTCGGTGAACCCGATAATGTGAACTTCAAGCATTGGTTCACCGCGTCTGCCTTCCTCAAAGCTTCTGATCAGCTTTGGGTTGTTAGAACAGAAGATAAGACCAAGCTTTGCGCTGGTGTTACTGTTGGTACTTCTGGTGCATTCACCGCTTGCGGTGGCGCACTCATTAGTTCCTACCCAACTCCAAAGGCAGCAGAATTCTATCCTCTCACATATGATAATGTTGGTGACTCAGAGGCAATGAATGGTAATGTTCCAGTATTCAATACTGGTGGTGGCTCAGAATTCTTCCACGTTTATGCCGTTGGTGCTGGTCCTTACTATGAAGGTGTTCAAATTGTCACTATTAACTCAGTTGACTACAAGACCCTTCTTGAGCTTAAAGAAGAGTATTCACAGGCCGTAACCACACAAGCCAAGCAAGCAATCATCCAGAAATATTACACTGGTACTCCAGCACTTTCTGGTGACGCTGTTTGGGATGGTACGACCCCACCAGCATCAAGCGATGCTTACTACACTGACGCTGGTGACTACCTCTCTTGCTCTCTTGTCAAAGATGACCTTATTACATCAGATGTAATTGATGCTAAACAAGTTTGGTATCTTGACACTGGCCTTCTTGACCAGTATACCTCATTTGAGTATGGTCCACAAGCAACTCTTGATACAAATACATCAACATATGTCAATAGCGATGAGTTTGCTTTGTTCGTATATGATCCAAAAGGAAACTTGGTAGAACAATACCTCGTTTCAAATACTCCAGACAAAGTGGATGATTTGGGGAACAAGATGTTTGCTCCAGAGGTAATTAATGGAAACAGTAAATACATTTACTTCTTCATTGGTGGCGACCCAACCCTCGCCTCTGGAATTGAACCAGTTACAACTGGAAAGATTAACTTAGCTGGTGCAGATGCTTTAACCGCCTCTCTTGGCGACTTGAATGGTGAAATTGAATCTCAATGGAGAGAATGGTTCACAAACAAAGAAACCTTAGATCTTGATGTGTTCCTTGATCCAGATTATCCAACTGTTCTCAAGCAGGCCCTTGATGATATTGCAAAGAATATCCGTAAGGATTGTTTCGTTATTCTTAATGTCCCAGAAGATAAGATGGTTAACATATCAACCCATCGTCCAATTGCTCAATATGTAACCAGTATGAAGAACTATGTAGCAAGTGATTTGAACATTAACTCTTCGTACTCTGCAATCTACGGTCAATACTTCAAGATTTTCGATAGATACAATGAAGTTGAACGCTGGGTTCCAGCAACGGGTTATGTCGGAGCAACCGTTGCTCGTGTTGACTTCAACACCGCTCAGTGGTATGCTCCAGCAGGATTGAATCGTGGTGTTATTGACGGCATAACCGATGTTGCAATTACCCCAGACAAACCACAAAGAGATGTTATGTATGTCAACAGAATCAACCCAATTGTTAACTTTGTTGGTCAAGGCATCGTTATTTGGGGTCAAAAGACACTTCAGGCTCGTCCAAGTGCCTTCGATAGAATCAATGTCCGTCGTTTGTTCCTACATATGGAGCGTTCAATTGAGAAGTTGGCTCGTTACTTCCTCTTTGAAATCAATGACGAGATTACTCGTAGCAGATTCCGTGGAATTGTTAACGGCTTCTTATCAGATGTTAAGGTTCGTCGCGGCGTAAGTGACTTCCTTGTTGTCTGTGATGCATCAAACAACCCACCAGACGTTGTTGATCGTAACGAATTCGTCGCTGAGATACTCGTTAAACCAACCCGCGCAATTGAGTTCATCAAACTCGTATTTACTGCCGTAAATACTGGTGTGAGCTTCTCAGAAGTAGTCGGTGGAGCTTCTCAGAAGTAGTCGGTGGAGCTTAATAAATTAAAGAAATAAACAGGAGAAACCTATGCCATTCCCATCAGATGTAGAACCAATGAATCTCTATAGCTTCCGTCAGACCATTCGTGATGTAAGCCGTCCATACTTATTCATGATAGAGATGCCTAATATTGATACGAATACAGCAAAAGTAACGGCATTTGCCCGTACCTCAAGCTTACCAAAGTATTCGGTCAGCACCATTGAAGTGCCTTTCCAATCACAAAAGCTTCGATTAGCTGGCCCAGCAAATGTTGAAGGAACTTGGCAAGTAGAGTTCCTTTGCGATGAACTTCATGCTCTTCGTAACCGCTTCATGAGTTGGGTGCAGACTGCTTATGATATCCAGAGATTACAAGCAGGTGCTCCAGTTTCATATAAATACGACCTTGCTAAAGTTGTCCAGTTAGCAAGAAACGGCGCTCGTATCGCAACTTATCAGTTCGTCGGTTTGTTCCCAACCTCAGTTGGTGACATTCAGTTATCACACGAAGAAACTGGGTGGAGTAAGTTCCCAGTTGAATTCGCATATGACTACTACACATTGGATGCTTCCAACCCATTCGTACCAACCGAAAACGCTTTCCAAATTGGTGCAACTGGTATTGGCGCTCAGACCGACCTTACTGCTCTCTCTGGCGAAACGGATATCAATACACAGTCAGGAAACACCGCCACAAACGGTGGAGCCTAATAATTAACTGTGTGAAGTATGTTATAATGGACCAATATCGTTTATACGGTATTGGTCTGTTTTTAAAGGGTAATATAAATGCCATTTCCTAAAGATTTTGGTAACGATACGAGCTTTAACCTACATAGTTTTAGGAAAATCATTGATGATGTTTCTCGTCCATACTTGTTTATGGTAGAAATGCCAAACATAGAAACAGATGCAAGAAAACTAACAGCATTCGCTATGTCAACCTCAATTCCAGCATACGCCCTTAATGTGGATGAGTTTGAATTCCAAGGAGCTAAAAGAAAAGTCGTTAATGGAGCAACCTTTGCAAATTGGACAGTTGAGTTCCTTAATGACCAAGTTTATTCTCTAAGAAGTAAATTTTTGGCATGGATGTCTCAAGCATATGACCCACATCAAAATTCAAACGCATCACCGCATTCGTACAAATATGATGGCTGTAAAGTACATCAACTATCCAGAATTGGTGAGAAGGTTCAAACATATCAATTCATAGGTATGTTTCCAATGGAAGTCGGTCAAATTGAGTTAGGTCACGATAAAACAGATTATTCTAAATTAACCGTTACCTTTGCTTATGACTACTTCTCAGTTGACAGTGGTAATATGCTTGAAAAAGGAATCCAGTTAGCAACTGGTACTGATACCCAAAGTGGATTAAATTTAAGTGGTGTTGTTGGTCGCCCCCCTAAAGAGGGCACACCACAAAACAATATGACTGGTTTATTTGATGTGTACGGCGGAAAAGCCGTTCCACAAGTACCTTTAATATAATCTAATAAATCTGTTATAATAATTAAACAATAAGGAGCTTTTATGAGCGACAGACCGAATTTTTCGTTGACTGATTTAAAGAAGATGTATGCAACCAAATCCGCACCAGAAAATGCGATTAAACTTTGCTATTCACAGAAGGAAGTATTCGTAAAACCTTTAAAGATAAAGGATAAGAAAGAGATTCTAAAAGCAATTGAATCTAAAAACGAAACTATTATTAATAAAGCTCTTGATGAGGTTATTGAGAAATATGCCGAATATGCTGATGGTTCAACTTTTAATGTTAATACTTTAACATCCCAAGAAAGATTCCAACTTTTAGTGCATATTAGAGTTTCTGCTGCTGGAACTACTGCTAAGATTGCCCACGAATGCCCAACATGCGGTCATGTTAATAAAGAGATCGTCTATGATTTAAACTCCATGTATGTTAAATCCTACTCAAAACCAGAAAAGGGTGATGAGTTAGTTTTGGCTAATGGGAATATTAAGTTACTTCTCGGTCCTATGACTAGAGAAAAGGAAATTGAGATTGAAAGATACATTAAGAAGGCTAAATTAACCTCCACATCAGAAAAGAATTTTGCATTAATGGCGGGTATTATCAAGTCAATTAATATGAAGCAAGATGATATTGAATCTGAGGTTAAACTTTCAACCGAAGAAACAATTGACTTCTTTGAGAATCTCCCAGCATCCGAATTAGATACTGTCTTTGAATACTTCAAGAACACTGATTTCGGTGTTAAGATGCCTTTTGAATTCAAGTGCGAGAAATGCGGACACGAAGAAGAGCAAGAGGTTAATATAGCCGTTTTTTTTATCAGCTAATGTTGATGGATAGCTGCTATAAAGCTATCCTCAACGAGTGCATTGAATTGGTCATCTGGGCTGCGCCTTCTATAAATATAGGGGAGGTAGATAATATAGACCTTCACGAATTTGAGATTTATAGAAAGGTATTCAAGGAGAAGTTTGATGCCGAAGCTAAGAACAAGCAAGAGTTCATTAAAAATACCTTCGAGTTCGCCCGTAAGAGCGTTGAAGTCATTTGTAAGACCATTGCAGGGGCTTTCGGCACCAAGACCAATACAAGCAACCTAAAGTAACATCATGGCTAACGTACTACAAGATAAATTAATAAAACCAATAACGAAAGCCGCTAATGAAGAATTAGAACTTATTAAGGATGCTATTGATGAGTTAAAGAAGAAACAAAATGAATTAGCAAATGAGTTTCCTAAAGAACTTAAAGAAACCACAGATAAGTTAAATAAATTATATCAAGAGGGGTCAATTAAAACTCGTCAAGCAGTTGATGTTATTATGAATGATATTAGGGTTAACTTTAATTATATTAAAGTAGATGCCGAAAGACGAGCAAAGTATCTTGAGAGAGTTTATACCAAAGAAAGAGATGCCGCTAATACTGCTATTAAAGCTGATATTAGAAAGTATGCTGATAATGTCGCTTTATCTTATATGTCAATAGAAGCAACATATGAGGAAACTAAAAAAGAAACCCAGATGATGATGGAAGAAAAACTCACCGCATTTGGTGAGTTTGCTGGTGAGAAAATTAACGCTGCTGCCCAATTCATAGGTACAAAGACTAAAGAAGCCATTAATGGTGCTCTTGATTATGTTGCAAGTAAAATTAGTATGATTTCAACAAATCTTTCGGCTTTAACTGGTATGGTTAAGGCTGGATTTGCTAAACTCAAAAATGCTATAATGCACCCAATTGAGTTTGTTAAAGCTCTTCCTGGGAAAATTATAGCTGGGGTTGGTTGGGCATTAAATAAGTTAAAACAAGGACTTATTTGGACAGTTAAAGCTGCTTATAGTCTCGTAGTAGGGACTATTAAATATGCTATGTTAGGTGTATTGAAATTAGTTAAAGGATTGATGTGGGTTGTTGGTAAAGTTTTCCAAGGATTATTTTGGGTTGTTAAACAAGCATTCGCTTTTATGTTTAAGATAGTTTCAAAAGTATTTAGTTTCATTGTCGGTGTTATGTGGGGTGCTATAAAGTCAATTGCTAAATTCGTATTCACTCTTGTTTGGCAAACACTTAAAACAATTGCGGTGACTGTAGTTAAAGTAGCTTGGGTTATTGCCAAGACTTTAGTTCAGACTATCGTAACAGCAATCATAGCCGCTTTTGCTCCTTGGATTGGTATTCTTCTTCTTATAGGTGTTGGTATATATCTATTAGGAAGATTCTTTGGATGGTGGGGTGGAGATAAAAACACAAAACCAGGCACACCCGAAAAGGGTGGATTCTTTAGTGGTATACTTGATAAAATGGGTGGATGGTGGGAAGATATTGGTAAGTATTTTTGGAACGATAAAGGTGATGGATGGATTCAAAAAGGCATTGCTCTTTTGTGGAACGATAAAGGCGATGGATGGATTCAAAAAGGCATTGCTCTTTTGTGGAACGATAAAGGCGATGGATGGATTCAAAAATTCTTTGGAATTACTGGAGACTTTTTTAAGTGGATCTGGGAGAAACTTGAAAGTTTCTGGGATTGGGTTATGAAGGGCGACAAAACATCCAATCCATTTGAAATTCAAAAAGAACAACAAGAAAGAATTCAAAAGTCACTTGATACTATTAATGACAGACAAGTTGAATTACAGAAAAAAAGCAAGGTTTATACTGACGAATTATCGAAATTAAATAAATTAAACAAAAATGGTCCTTTATCAGTTGAGCAGCAGAAAAGAAAGTCAGATTTAGAAAGGGCATTAAAGGCTATTTCTAAAGAGATACAAGAAACGAACAAACAAAAAGCACCCCTCTATGAACAATTAGGAAAATCAAAAGAAGAAGCCAGCGCGAAAGCACAAAAAATAGCACCACATTTGATTACTTTAATGGAAAATAAATTAATAAGTGGAGACATTAAATTAGGATCAAACATTGGAGATATGGTAGGTATGGTTGTAAAGCAAGCTTTTTCTACTAACTCTGATTTTAGTAAATATATAGACAATTTTAAATCAAGAGTAGATCAACTTAAAGAAGGTAAACAAACACTATCTCAAGAAGAAATCGATATACTTAAAGAAAAATATAATAAGATTTTTAAAGAATCAAAAGACTTAAAGCAAAAAGAAGAGGCAAAACAGGCTTTAGAAGCTCTTAATACATACGAAACTGCCGCTCAAGAAATATCTGGTAGAAAAGAAGGATTGATTGGGAAAATTTGGGAAGCAATTAGTGGTTGGTGGAAGGAAACAGCAAGTCCTTGGATTTCAAAATGGATTTTTGGTGATGCAACTGACCCAAATAGCACGAGTGGGATGGTTGGATGGATCTCCGAAAAACTAAAAGATTTATGGAAATTCATTGAACCTTTCATATATGGAGAAGGTGGTGGATGGCTAAATCCAACTGGAGGTATTTTAGGTTCAATATTTGATATTTTCTTTGGAAAAAAATCAATAGATTGGAATTCCCCACTTGGTATCGTTGGTTATATAAATCTAGCATTAGAAAACATAAAAACTGTACTTTTGGAAGCTGTTAATTCTGTCCTCGCATATTCTACTAAAATTTTAGAATCGCTTAGTAATTTAGCATTAATGTTGATTAATGTTCCGTTAATAGGGAGTGCTGCCCAAACAATGTATAGTTTTTTGCAAAAATCCTCAAGTACACTTGAGGATACCAGGAGACAATCAATAGATTCAAGAATATCAGAATCAAAAGTAAGTTCATCTGCAATATCACTAGCAAGAATACAAGCAAACTTAATTGATTTAAATAGGGGAGGAACACTTAGCAAAGATGAAAATTTGAGAAAAGATAGCTTAGAAAAAGAACTTGTTGTTGTTATGCAAAAAAGACAAGATGAACAAAAAAGAGGAGAATTATTAAGAGATCCAGAATCAGAGAAGAAAGCATTTAGTGCATTAAATGAAGTATTAAAATATGGCATTTTTGCTACTATGGAACAAGAACCAGGATTTATGCGATCTACCAAGGGGTTTGATGCGGTTAATAATGCCATATTAACCCGTTTTAGTAAATATACAGATGCCCTTGCTAAAAATGTTAAATCAGAAATTTCATGGAACGGTTTCCGCAATGCAGCATATTCAGAAGCAAATGCTAAAGCTATAATTTCTTTTGTAAAATCTAACGAAAAAGATTCTATTCGTATATTAAGTAATGCAAAAATTTATGCGCCATATTTTTATCCGACAGATCAAGATGTAGTTGAAAGAATGACGGATAATGCGTTAAGACTTGTAAATACTATTAAAAACAAAAATTATGATTATGATAGTATATTTAATTGGGATCGACAAGGAACAATGTCATATATTAGTGATGCATTTAGAAGAGGCGTTACCGCATCTTCAGTATGGGATGTTGATCCATCTACAATAACAAAGGGATTTTTAGGATTTGCTGATGGTGGAGTTATTAAACCAGCACCAATGGGTAGAATGATAACAGTTGCCGAAGCTGGCAACCCAGAAATCGTCTTGCCATTAAATGCTCAAGGTCTTAAGTATATCCAAGAAGTATCCGAAAGAATCCAACATGTAGAGAGTTCTGGGGCAAATGGTAATAATGAAGGTATCTTAAAGGCACTTCAAGAAATAAACAGTAAAATTGAAGTACAGCAACATTTTAATAAACCAAAATTCCCAGCTATGAATGTTAGTAATTCCGATAAAACGGAACTTGATATGCTAAAGTTAATTTCATTAGGTGTAATAAGTAAATAAAGGAAATGTATGCCAGATCCAAAAGTAGATGAAACAAAAAGAAGCAAACCACCAAAAAGAACGGTAAGTGAAGTTTATTTCCCTACTATAGAATCTTGTTGGGATTATGGATTTGTTAGAAATGCTCCTCTCTTACCAGTTATTGGTTCTTTACTTCCTTATAGTTTCTTGAGGGGGGTTCAATTTGATACAAAGATATTTAAATTGTGGGAGTTTGTTGAGATATTAAAAAAGAACGGATCTAGTTTTTTATATGGTTCTAATTCAAGAAACGAAATAAAATTAGTTATAAGAGAAATGGAAAAAACCAGAATACTTAAAGAGGTTATTGCAAAGATTAATACCACTCTTGTTCCAGTATTGACATTTTTGGGGGTTCCTGTAGGAGCAAACCCATTTGCCGTGGCTCCAGTACCCGATTCGGTATCAATAGAAGAAGCAATTAATTTTGCATACGGCGATACCATTAATATTGCTTGTGATGGTGATAACAGTTTACAATTCCAAGTACAGAATAACTGGGGTGGTGGTGAAGATATTTTAACTAGAATATTACAAGGTGGTGCGGAAATAGTAAAAAATATTTCTGAAGTTTGGAGAACAGGGCAGAATCTTGCCAATCCAAAATCAGATGATTTTGCAACAGTTCCTTTTAGTCCAAAAAGATTTAAGGGTTCAGAATTTGGAGATTTAACAATAACCTTTACATTATTTACTAGAAATAATTTCATAAGAGACATTTATAAACCTCTTATATATTTAAAGTCACTATGTGTTCCATCAAGATTCGGAGATAAAGAAGCTGGAGATATGTTAGTCGATGATGTAGACGAAATAATAAACGCATATAAAGAAAAAGAAAAAGAAGCCAAAGACAAAGCCCAAGCTCAAACAGAAGGTAGTAAAACGCAAGAACAACTAAAGGATTGGGCGAAGGGTATATTAAACCAAAGACTCAAAGTAGTTACTCCTCCACCAACCTTTAGATTAGAACATACATCTGGTTTATTTTTTATGAACAATGCCGCTATAAAGAGTTTCTCATTTCAACCAGAAGGAGCATGGGTTAGAGCAGAATACGATGCTTTATTTGGAAAAATTTTTAATGCTGCTGGGCAAAAAAGTGTAGCCACCGCATTAGATCGTCTTTTACAAGATGTTTATATTAAATTTCCATCTTATAATTCAGCAACATATCCAACAAGAGTAAAATGTACGATAACTTTTACTGAATTGGATTTTATAACAAGAGAAACATATAGGGATAGAGAATTGGCTAAATTTGGAGACATAATATACACTACCGTTGGTGGCATCGCTGATCCAGGATATTTAGTTGGATCGGCAATTGCTGGTGGAATTGGACAAAACTTAGATATTCTAGTACCAGATATAAAAGGCGCTGGAGATTTGTTAAGCGGCGGAAAATGGGTTCCTCCAGGTGAATCTATATCTGGAATCCCAGGATTTTTATAAGGAAAATTTATGCCCTCACCAATATTTAAATCTTTTTTTAGAAATGATAATAAATTTTCTTCTAATTTTAAAGTTGACTCATATGAAAACTCAACAATTAGTGTGCCCATATTGAATATATGGTTCGATATAACAGTAGCATTGAGGCAAGAAGAAAAACAAAACACTTATCTTTATCTTTATCATGAAGTCAAAGCATCCGATACACTTGAAAACATTTCCCAATTTTACTATAATGATATTGGATATTGGTGGTTGCCTTTGGTAGTAAACGATGCCCAAGAACCTTTTGATTTCTTAAGAGATCATATGAATAACGAATCCCCTATAAAGATCCTCAAAGAAGGTTACTTAAAGACTATAATAAACTCAAATGTCTCATTTGATATAGTAGATTATTTAAAAGGTAAAAATAATGGCGGATAAATTTGCAGAAAATTTCGAGAAAGTATCACAAACAAATTATTATGTTGGTGTTACTAGATTTAAAGATGTGAAGTTATTTAATTATTCTGCCGATAGCAACCCTTCCACCATGATCGGTATCACACATCTCGTTGAATATATTGAAATTCAGAATTCAGTTGACCACTCCTTTCGGGTTGGAAGGATCAGTATAAAGGACAACCTAGATGTTAGAACTGTGTTGCCTTTAATCGGTAATGAAATTTTATACATAGAATACAATTCAATATATGAATCATCGGTGGCATCTTCATTAAAGAAAAGGGGATTTTTTAGAATAATGTCTTTAGAGAACACCACTGATTCTCAATTGATAAACGGAGCATTAACATTCACTGATAGAGAATTAATATTTACAATTGCTGAGTACCCATATATTGATTTATTAACATTTAACAACATAAATAAAACATACAGTTGGGACGGTGGTTCGGAGGCAAACCCCCCTAAAGGTCCAGCCAGTATCGGTACATTAGTACAAAATATGTTTACTGATCCAACGAGTTCAGAGAATATCATTAATATGGGAATAACATATAGCGGTCAAACAACTCGTGATCAGTTACCCGTACAACAAAAAAATTATTATTCCCCAAATTGGAGTAGACTAAAAAACATCAATTTCTTAAAAAGATTCGCATCCTCTATGGAAGGTAATAACACATATTATTTCTTAAACTGTCAAGAGGACAAAATAACATTCAAATCAATCTATTCTGAATTCTTATCTCCAATTACAAAAAAAATAAATTCAATAGATTTTATGCCTTCTAATTTCTATAATCTATTCAGAAACGTTAATCCATCTAATCCAACTAATGTGTTAATGGACATTAACTATAAAATAGGGAATGGACTATCGGCTTTGTTCAGCGGTCAGTCTGGTGGCACACATTTTTCTTTTGATTATTTAAGTGGGCATGTGTTTTCTGTCAACGACTATAGAACATTTAAGAAAACAGAGTCCTCAAACCAAAAATATTATATAAATTACACAAATACTGGAAACGGTCATAGCAGCATATCTTATTCACCATTTACTGATCCAGAGATGATTAAAAATCTAAAAAGATATGAATATGCTAAAAAGAGTTTCAATTCAATGGTATGTGAGGCAACCACTTTTATTTCACAAGCCAGATATTTAGGTCAAACCGCGAGAATCGCTACGCCCAAAGGTAGTGCAGTAGCAGAAAATTTTACATCAAAACTAGATCCAGTTTATGGAGACGAATGGTGTATTTGGGGATATAAAGACATTATTGTGGGCGGTAGAGGCATTTGTAAATTAACCCTAAAGAAAGAAAGCACAGATATCTCTCATGGTGGTTTATTTGGTTCGATGATAGTAAAATAAGTATCTATAAATAACTGGGACAGATGGGATATAATACATTTATGAAACCAGGCCCCGCCCCAACAAAAATAGAAGAAATTAAAGTAATATTTTTAAATAAAAAAGTATTATTACTTGGTGGTGTATATAACGGAAAACGAGCAGAACATACATTTAAATGTATAACATGCGATAATCAGTTCGTTGATATTTCTAATAATGTTCTAAAAAGGAAAAACAACGGGTGTCCAAAATGTTGTGAAAGAAACGAAAAATTAACCCAAGAGTATATTAATTCGGAACTTTTGATAAAAAACATAAAGATGATTGATGAGTATAAGAACAAAAGAACGAAAAATACCTTTGAATGTCTAATATGTGGTTTTAAATGGTCTGCTCATTCATATGGAGTATTAAAGATAAATAAAGGATGTAAAAAGTGTTTTCATGAAAGATACACCAAACAACGTCAAGAAAAGGCAAGAGAAAGACTAGAAAAATACGGTGATTTTTCTGCTTATAAAAGAACAGTACAGTCTTTCACAAAAACAGTTGTTAGAAAATTTGGGTTATTTCAAGAATACGAGATAGGTAGGAAAAAATATAACATTGACCATATTCGATCTATTAGGGATTGTTTTGCCGATGGGATATCTCCCGAAATAGTTTCTTCTCCAGTAAATCTTCAAATTATGTGGTGGTCTGATAATAATAAGAAACGAGCTAAATCTTTGATAAATAAAGAAGAATTACTATTGAGATACTCTGAAATGGAGAAAAATGGCTACAAAGTATAATTGGTCTGGATGGGATAGTAGTGTGCCTGGAGCAATCAAAGATAACTTTGATGACTTCCGTACAGATGATACGTGTCCCGATGTCAATAGTACCACTCCACCAACAACAGGTGGCTCCACGGCACTTGCAGATGACTTAGCGGAGAGAAACAAGTATAGATATGGTTACTATCTCCCAGGTAGCGATGAAGATATGTCAAAGCCTAGAGCAGCCCCAAGAATAGAATCAATAAACATAGTTCATTCAATACAACTTGAAGTTTTTATAAGAGGAAGAAGCACCCATGGCTAATTTAATAGACTCCGATTTTAGACAAGGTGATTCGGTCACAATAGAAGTTAATAACAAGCCATTCGTGGATTTTGAAATTCCGCCTGAGAGTCAAAATTACTTATGGTGCGACTTCTCAAACATTAAGATTTATTGCCCACCAGATAACATTGATAATATTAATGTTAATGTTCCAGACCTTCCGCCAACTGAGATTGTAGTTGATGCTCCTTTTAAAATCAACCCAGCAAGAGTTGGTTGGTATTATTATCGCTATGCCATTCCCTGTGATGCTCCAGTAGGTGTCTGGAAGGTTGAAGTAACCTTATCATCTTTTGTTCCTATTGGCACCCCAACTAATACCACAACTGTTTGCACCACGGGTAGTCCAATTACTGGTTCTCCTATATCTGGCGACCCATCTATGAGTGGTGCTCCAGAGGGCTACGAGTTAGCCTCTGCCGTATCTGTTCACTTCTTTAGGGTAATGAGAAAAGAGATTTACTGATATAATATGTAAATGAAGAAATTACCATTAATTTTCATTGAAGAAGAGTTAAACAAAAAATATTTTAAACTTATTTCGGAATTTAATGGAATCAATAAATCAATAGATGTTTTGTGTTTAAAATGTAATAA